CTCGTTCTTCTCGAATGGGATAAAGTCTTTCCCAGACTGTAGGTAGATGGCTTCGTCTCTCGCGTAGCCTTCAGCAATTAGATCATCAAACAAATAATCTATGGCATCAATGCTCATATTAAGTGCCTCTGCTATGTGGGCTCTTATTACATCCATCGATTCGCCTAGTTGAATACTACGGTATATTTCCCAGTCAGCCTGTCGTGTGATCATATCATTTTCAAGTATCCTAGCAATAATATCGTTCATGATACTGTTGCCCATTGCTTGAAAGATTTTAACTATTGGCTCTGGTAGTTTTTGAAGTTCATCCGATGTAAACATTACTCTGTTTCATCCTCTTCCTTAGGCTCGGTTTCGTCCTCTGCCTCTTCGTCGTTGAGTGCTGCTTTGGCTTCCTCTTCGTCTTCGCCATACCACTTCATACGGTATTCCCAAAGTTTCATAGCGCCCATAGCAACGTCCATTCTATCAGTCTGTCGGTCTTTCTCTTTGTCTACCACAATAGAGTCATCCCAAATAAACGAGTAGTTGACATCACCGTCCTTGCATAGTTCGTACTGTCCACACCAGTAGTTCATAGCGTCAATCAAATCTTCTAGCGCTCTTTGTAGTGACTGTTGCACACTAGCAACCATTGTGTAAGAACGTTGCTTGCTTGACCTTATCTCTTCGGCTGTCTTGTCCACATTATTAGGGTCAGACAAAGTACCGTAGGCTAGGTTGCAGTTGAACTCTACCAGTTTTAGTTGTTTGTCATAACCATTGTGTAATGATGCGTCTCTAATGTCTGGTGAGTATACGTCTAGTAGTGGCTTATCGCTAGCGCCCACATTGTACTCGAGCTGACGATATAATCTCTTCTTACCGCCTGGGTAAGTAAATTTGTTTGTATCTTTGTCATACTTGAGCATCTGTTCTGATACGTGAACTGCTGCTTCTTTTGCCTCATACTCCCAGTCTATTTGAGAATGTCTAATATCAGCTGTCTTGATACTTTCCACTGCCCTCGAATAGACCGACACTCCTAGTGGACTATCAGGGTCTATTGTGTTGGCTAGTGGTATTTTCATATAGCCGATTGGTAGCTTATATATGTTTGCGAATTCCACAGCCTCTTCCAAGTCTTGCCATCTGTCTATGTCCTTTAGGTTGATAGGACTGCCGAGTGTCTTAGTCTTAATGTTGCTGACAAAGGCATAGTTGCGGACCAACAATTTGCTTGTTAGTTGCTGTTGAACCATTCGCCTTAGAATAGTGTGTCGCTCTAGTCTAGTGTATACTTTCTTGTTGCGAGTAAACTCTTCAACAAAGATACCGTCTGTTATTCTTCCCTCGTCATCGAACGCTATTGGGAAGAACTTATTCGCCTGTACGCATTGAATAACCAAACCGTTCTCTGTTGCGTAGGGCTTAAATACCAAACCACCTCTAGCACACGCATATTCAACTTTAATGCGAATGTCCTTTAGTAAGTTCTGGTAATAACCGTTGAGATAATCTGCACGTGGCGAACCAGTAATCTCTGACTTCATTTCAAGTGTGACTAACCTTGCAACCTCACCGGCTATACTCGCTGGAAGTTCGCAGCTCTTTACATTGTTGTCTAGCCAGTCTGCCTTGTTGCGATACATTCTGTCCCACTTATCAATTTGTCCTGCCATTTCATTCATCCAAGACAAATCAATATCTTCGCCCGCTCTCTTAAGTGCCTTCTGAATTTCTGTTGCCATACTTTGATAGCTCATAATTTATACCTCGTATCTAATCAACTTCGATATGTTTCTCTCATACGTGTATTCCCAGGCATCAAGTGTGTCAATGTCGCTTGTGCCATCGTCTAATCGTTCATCCTGTGTTAAGTTCTTTGGGTTCCACAATGCCCCCATTATCGCCGCCTCTAGTGACTTACACTGTGGTGCGTAGTAGTAAAACCTACCTGCGCCCATAAGTCTTTGAGCACAACGGATGCGGTCATTGATAGTTGTCTTTAGTGCATTGTCAATTAAAAGCCAACCAAGACCTCGCTTACGTGCTGTTGATCTTAAGCCGGCTATTAGTGTTTGCTCTGCGCTATCGCAATACACTCGAGTAACAAACCCAAACATTGTTAATACATCTTGCACAAAGTCAATAAACATATCCCCCAGTTCGTTAGGGTCAATGTCTTTTTCCTTACAGTCTATCCATTCAGATTTAAGGGCAATCATATTGTTGTAGCCCATAGTAAAACCATTAGCTACGAATGAATGTCCTGACTCACTACCACCGAAGTCGACACCAATGTTTATCTCTGCTAGGTTGGTAGGTTTCTCATATAATGCGTAAGGGTTCTCATTCTGGGCGAGTGCGTCGTTGAACAGTTTGTATACCGCTCCCTCTGCTGCTACCCATTGACCCTCGATGTATCGGTTGTAGTTAACTGTGCCTCGATATTCCAAGCACAAGTTCTCAACGAATGTCTTGTCCAAATAAGGGTTGTCGAAGATCGTGTACTTCTGTCTGTATATGTCGGCATCGCTATCAAGAAACAACTTGAACCAATGCTGTGGTGTATCAGGGTTGCACGCTCCGTCAAAGCAACTATAAGGCTTATCCAAACGTGACTTGATAATGTCAAACACCTTTGGGTTCCACTCTGTTATCTCGTCGCCATACACATACTTAAAACTAGCACCACGGACCTTTGCCACTTGCGATACCTTTTCAGCACCCAAGCAATACACTTGCTCTCCGAAGATGTTGGCTTTGTTATTAGACCCTATGTCGCCCACTTGCTTGTGTCCGTATATCTCTCGCATAGGTTCGAGTACGTTACGTTCTATCGTGGACTTTGACACGCCTATGATCGCAGCTAAACCGTCTTTGCCTTTGCGCTCCATAATACGTTGAGGAATGGTATAGAGTATGTCCATGTAGGACTTACCACTTCGCACCGCTCCCTCTTTGATGTTGTATCTATGGTGTGCATTGCGTATAAACTCATTCTGCTTCGGACTTAGTATCATTGTTATCCTCTGCTTGGTTCTTAATCTCTGTAAGCAACTCGGTCACTTTGTTAAGTTCCTCAGCATTCTCTGCGCCTTGCTGTTTCTTAACCTCGAGTTCTTGCTTCTTGAGTTCTAGTAGCTGTGGATCATTGGCCCACTCTTCCTTGTCGTAGTTCTTAAGTAGCAAGTTAGCAGCAGCAGTATCAGGTGGACTATACTTGTGGTGGGTCTTGGTCTTCTCATAGACCTTGTCACCCTCACTGTCATATAGCACCTCTGTCACTGTCTCAGTATAATTAAAACCCTTTGCTTTCTTTGCAAGTTTGCTCTTAATTGTTTTGACAAATTTATGTCGCCCTTTTTTAAGAGCGTCTGAAATGTCCGGTGCTTGCTTAAGATATTCATAAAAAGTTGACCTACTTATGCCGAACTTACTAGCAATGGCTTCATGTGTTTCGCCTTGTTTAGCCCACTTTTCAATGTCATCAAGCCTTGCTAACATATCGTCTAGGGCTTTCGTCTTAGCCATTGACTACCTCCCAATTTGTTTTTAGGCATCAAAAAAGACAGGTCTTCTAACCTGCCTTTCGTCTGCCCAATACTTAAAGATTGACATTAAGGAGTACAAAACTCATTCTTTTACACATACATTTTTGCATACGTAGGTTGTGTCTTCAAGTATCTTTTTGTATCTTTTTGTATCTTTTTGTATCTTTTTGTATCTTTTTGTATCCTAATTCTGTTCTAGGAGTGCATCCAACTCAATTAGTGCTTTCTTGTGTAGTCTGTGTATGTAGTGATAACTCTTGTCTAACAGTGATGATATTTCATCCCATCCAAGATTGTCGAAGTATCTCTTCTTGATTATGAATATCTTCTTGTCATCGTCTAGTTGGTAAATCTTGTCTTTGATGTCGTGCTTTAAGTTGACCACCTCTACTTGTAGCTGTTCAATCTCTTTCTTGAGTTCGGTAATGTTACATACCATTTCGCCTAGTTTGTCTTTCTCGCCACTCGACTTGACATTGTCTTTGCCCAGTGGCTTGTTGACACTTGTGGCCATAGCTTGTAACTCCTCGAGGTCTTCTTTCTTGTTTTGAAGTATCCTCTCTTTTCTCTCAATCTCACTAAAGTAATCTCTTGCTTTCATTCCAACACTCCTATTTGTAGAATTCTTTTTTCACGTCAATGATTCTTCTGTCTTCTTTAAGTTCTTCTGCTGTCCACTCTGGCAGCTGCTTTTTGTCGCATATAAACTTCTGGCATATCTTTGGTCGTACGTCGTAGATCATACACTTATTGTTCGGCTTTGATGTATCCAGGAACGGACACGCATTCACTATCGCTACCGCCGGTATGACCACGTGCTTTTGTTCTTTGATGTGGTGCTTCTTGATGTAGTGGTGTATCTTGTTAATCTCTTGTTGTGTCATTGGTAGTGTGTTCGAGCAACACTCACCACATCCAGTGCACTTGCCATTGTCTGTTAAGCTAGTCACATCCATTGGCTTCACCTCCTGGGTTTTTGAACTCTTCGCTTAACTGTTTTTCATTTATGACTTTGCATTTTTCCTCAATCAAATCGCATATATCTATAACTCCGTCTTGATACCATGAGCCAAGACCCTTCACACCACTTATCACATCGAATCTATATATTTTGCCATCGTAACCCAGTACTTCAACATATCTAACTCCAACACTTAATACCATTGTTTTATATTTTGGGTTTGGTTTTCCGTTAGGCATAACAGGTCGTACGTATGGGTTTATTATTATGGCCCCTGCCTTAAAAGGTATTCTACTCATTTCCTACCTCCTTTCTTTTTCCTTTCGTGATTTCTTTGAATTTAACGTTCTTAATTACATTCGCTAATGAATTTGCATCGAATGTAAGTGTCGGTATGTTTAGTTCATCAATACATAAGTACAATGCTTCGTTGTATTGTTTCAACTTCTCAATTTCGTTTTGAGCTTCCCATCTGCCATAATCGTCGCAACGGTTGTTACACGACCTAACTCTGTTTTCTAGCATTGTTATGGCTTCTAGGTTTTCCTCTATCATTCTTCGAAGAAGTTGTTCTGCATTAGTCTTGCTCATCTTCGTCGTCATCGTTCCACCTCTTGTTCAAAAACCAACTTCCAAACTTGCCTGCTACACACGCAATAAGGAGTCCTATTCCTATCAGCGCTAATATGCCTACACCTATAAGCCATAAAACATCATCCAGTGTCCATACAAATATACTACTCATCATTTTCTTTCACCTCTCTTCTCTTGTAAGGCTCGGACTTTTTCCATCCAAGCACTACGTCTTTGTCTGATATTTCAGTCGACCACTTCTGCTCGTCGACATCAAACCATACCACTTGTTGCATTTCGACTGTGTTGTCGAGTAAGTATGTAACCAGGTACTCACCACTCTCGGTTGGTAGATCGTCTTGTACATCTGTCCAGTCTTCGTCAAAGTGAGTCTTCTTAATCATTCCAAGTATCTCTTTCAGTAGTCGAATTAGGTCGGCATTGTGTGGTTGGTCAAGCTGTACGATAATGTGTTCCACTTGCCATATCAAGAATTTTTTATCTTTGGAGTCTCTTAAACTTTTAATCGCAAGTTTCAATGAGTCCATAAGTTCGCAATCTTTATCGTCGCATTCTATAAAGCAGTCGCACAAATCGTATTTTCTTTCTTCCAAGACTCTTAAGGCTTGGTGTTTGCTAATATCCATCGCCCCTCCTAACTTGTCAATTCTTCTTCGTCTTCCTGGTGATCTATCTTCTTGATCATCATTTCGTCTTTTTCCATCGCAAAGCCAACTATCTTCGAACACACCTCAATAGCTGCTTTTTCTCTGTCGGTAAGAACGTCTTTTTCTAGTAAGCCATCTAGTGTTTCTTTAATCTCGGTGTGTTCGTCCATCTTGTCTTTGAGGTGTTGCTTCAGCACTCCGTATAGTTTCTCTGGCGGTGCGCCTTTGAAAACTGCTGCGCCCTCTTTTTCTGACAGCTTTTCCATTCTCTCGATTTCCTCTGGGCTCATAACCTCGTCTATGGCTATCTCTGTGAATTCACCGGTTAGGTTATCCACTAGTGCCATACCCATTTTCTTCGGTTTGTTATTTTCCATTTCTTTCCTCCAATCTTTACTTGAATATTAAACTTCTGTACTTTTCCACTGATTCACTCTTCCGATTTCAAACGATCTAGTCATCTGTTGTCCTTTCTGAACACTGTCTTTCTGCAGTCTAGCCATACTGGTGGATGGTTCTTACCTCTAACACATAGCCACACTTTACCGAAGAACAATGCTTTCAACCTTTGCGTGAACGATAACTTCCAACAGCTGATGAATTGATATCTGTCCATATACACGTATAAGTCTTTGCATTCATCATCGGTCATATCTTCTGGCTTTGTGAATGTGAGGTTTGCCTCTTTGAATTTAATCGGCACCATTACTGTGTTCTTCTTCATTGTCACCCTCCATCCTTAATCAATAAAATTATTCCAGCTATGAAGTAAACTATTATTAAGTAAAGTGGTATCAATACTAGCCACCAACTAATCGTTATAGTGTTTGTCAGTCTTAACGTTGCAAGAAGTATTTGTATTAAAACTAAAACAACTAATACTCCAAGTCCTATTTGTGTATCTTGGTCATACATCACAATTCACCATCCTTTCATCACTAATCGCTGTGCTCCTCACTGTCTTTGAGTATGGTATTGAGACAATCACTTCATCGGTCATTATGTCTCTTTCGTACATGATGTCTGTTGGTTCAATCTCTACATCGCACATCTTGTTCTCGTTGATATAGTGTGCTAACTCTGCAAAGAACGGATACTCGTCACTCATAACATAAGTCTCTGGGTATGGGTCTTTTGAGAGTTGGTCGTGAAAGTATCGTTCCTCTTTTCGCTCAAATAAACGTTTTGCAATCTCGTCACATTGTTTTCTTGACAGTCTGCAAATTTCAACTCTTTGTTCTACTTCCATCCGTGTACCTCTTTTCCATCCATCATTTTGTCGAGGGCTTTTCCTCGCAGTATGAAGTCGTTTCGCTTTTTGATACAAACTTCAATCATTTCTTCGGACGTGAATCGAATTGGATCAGTGTCGATTATCCAGTCGAGTTTTGTCTTGTCCAACGTTATCACTCCGACCTTTTCACCGTCTTTGATTATGTCGATGAAGACTGTTTCTCTGTTCAGCTTTCGTAGTTCGAGTATCGTGTGGACGACCATAAATATACAAATCGCTGCGACCATTCCCAATACCGTGTAACCTATAATGCTATAAATCATATATGCTTAACTGTCCTCTCTTGTAGTTTTGTCCTTTGTAGTTTGCGTTCAATGTCTGTAAGATAACCTCTAGTGTCTCACCGTCGTACTCGCCAGTTCGTATATCGTCTAGCACTGGTCCGTAGCTTTTAAGAAAATCTTTAGGCGATAGTTGGTGAGTGTTTTCCACGTCGATGAAAAACTTGCCTTTGTAGAATATCGTCAGCCTATTCTCTTTCTTCTCGCAAACATAATCATTCATTGCTTAACAACCTCTGTCCACAGTCTCGGCATCTGCTATACACCGTGTGGAGTCTCTTACCACAGTTAGGGCAATACATTTGCTCGATGGTTATGGTTTCGCCACCGGCTACTTCGATTTTATCTTTGACAATGTTAATCTTCGTTGGTTGTTCCTTGTCCATCTTGGCTCTCCTTTCTCTCATAAGGCTCGATTTTCTTCCACGCAATTACTTTTAGTTCTTCGTCCGAATATCGTCTATACATATCGTGATACCATCCATTGTCCCATTTTCGTATGTCTGGTTTGTTCTCTCCATTTGTAACAAGATAATAGCCTTTTTCTTTAGGCTCGCCGGTTTGCCAAGTTAAATATTCTAAGACTGTATTTATCGCTATATTGATTATTTCTGATCTTGTTCTTTTACCTTGATTTCCCGGGTAACAATGTAATCTATTTGCAAGTTCAGTATTTAGTTCTTTTTCACATTCTAAAACTTTAATAGCTTCAGAAAGTTCCAGTTTCGCTGGATTAGATTTTACTAATTCAGAAATAATATCCATCATATTTATTGCCTCCCAAATAAATATTTTTTTATTCTGTATTTTCCAACTCGCTCTATCGCATTTTTGACATCTTCTCTTGTTTCAAAATATATTTCATCTTTTTGCAAATAAATGGAAATACAATAATCAACTTCCTCATTAACGTGGTTATATGCAAGAGCATATTTATCTTGCTTTCCATCTTTCCAGTCTGGCTCAAAGGCAAACTCTTTTAGTTCTGCAAGAACTTTTAATCTATCAACTTCAAACTCTGCTTCTTCTCTGGTTTTGAAACAGTTGCCGATACTAATTCTATTTTTGCAAAATGTACCTTTATCGTTATAACCACAACTAACATCTCCATCAGATAAGATATAAAAATATCGTTCGTCTTCTTCAGGCTTCCATCTTCCTGTCTTATTAAGTTGTTCTTCCAGGTTGTTTACAGTTTTTTGTAATTCTGTTATCTGTTCTTTTGCTTCCTTGATTTTGTTTTTGATTTCTTTTTTATTCATTTTTACTCCTTTTTATCTAGTAGGATAATATTCCTTTCATCATTCTGAGTTCATCCAAGTTCACATAGGCCACTACAGTCGGACATAAATATTGATACCTCTGAAATATCGTGGTAATAGCTATTCTTTCACGAAATTTTGGTCTGTAGGTAATTTTGTCATCTGTCAGCTGTACGCGTATCCCTCTATAAGTGACAACCTCTTTACCGTCATTTGTTTTTTTTATTTTCATCAATTTACTCATTAGCGAATATACCAAGCAACTCATTTGTATTTCGCATTCCTCTTTAATAAATTGCTTTCTTATTCTGCGTTCTTCCAAAGAATCTAACAGTTCTTTTATTGCTTGGTCTATTACTCCAACATAGTCTTTGAGTTCACTCATAAGGCATCTTTACTCCTCGTCCTCTTCATCCATCCAGTCATCCGCTATTCGTTCCTGGTACTGTGCCAACTTTCCATATCCGCTCTCGTCCTTTTCGGCAAATAGTGACTTGCGCCATTCTGGCTCTTCTTCCCATTCCTTAAAATTAGGACAGTAACCTAAAGCATTTGACTCGTGAATTCTTCCTTTGTCCCTTCCAGTAAAAAAATCGCATACACCGACTATCCCATATCCTTCGTGCGGTTGCTCATTTAAGCTGAGCATATTCCAGTACTGGCAATATTTGCATCGCCTATATTTCTTCTTTGGCACATTATTGTTTTCAGTTTCTGCATCTTGCTCGATGTCAAAAATGGTTAGTTGTCCATTGGCAACGTCTGAATTTCTTTTGTTTTGTCTTGGCTTATATTGTCTGCCATCAACGATGCTTCCCGTTTCGCTATACACATATATAGGGCACTTGTTTGTGTAGTGAATCTCTTTGTCGCCCAACACTTCTTCCTTTGCTGTGCAGTAGTAACAGTCACCCTCTATACAGTGTGCGCAATACTTGCAATACTGTTTCATGTAATACCTCTCACCACTTAAACCTTTGTCCACAAAAATGACAAAAGTTCGGTTTGTACTCTCTCTTGTTCCATACGTTTGTTATTGGACTTTCACAGCTAGGGCAACTTAGTACTCTATCGTGAAAGCCTGCTCCATCGTCCAAGTCAATTGGTTTTTTCGGCTTAAGTTTTCCCAAGCTGAAAATTGCGTTTTTTATAGCTTGTTTGAGATTGCTTCTTGGTTGGCAACTTATTATTTCTTTCAAAGCATCTACTGTTTGGTCTATGCACTCTTCAAGTTCCTCCATATTTTTTTGATCTATTTCTTTGTTCATTGTTTTTCCTTTCACTTTATCAGTTCTGCTATGTCAATCTTGTTTATGTCTTTCTTAATTGTGTTTTTAGGTAGGTGGAGTTCGTCGTAATCTTTCTTGTTTTTATTTACTTCCACGTAGTAAGGTTTCTTGTCCTCGTCTTCAAAAATCACTACGTCGTAAGCATCGACTTTTGTCAGCTTCCATCCACCTTGCTTTTCTTTCTTGTAGAAATAATAGTTTGTGTCCTTCTTACTTTGGCTGTTGTATGCTCCAACACCTAGAACAAATAGTCCTGCTGATTCTTCTTTGGTTTGTGATGATGTAGTCAGTGAGCATACATCGTACTTAACGTCCTTGTCATGATAATTGCTAAAAACCACCATCAATACAAACATAAAAAATGCTCCAAACATTCCACTACACGCAATGCCCGCCGCCACTTTATCTCTCAAATTAGTTCTGCAGTTATCGGCTTTTATGAATGCTATTATTGTGATCACAACAAAGACTACAAACAATGGTAAAAATACTTTTATGATCATTTGTTTCCCCCCTTTGTCTTTCTGCGATAAACACCTCGTTCGATTCTCATTCCGTCGCAGTCTATTTCGATGTGTTCGATGTTCTTAATCTCTTTGCCATCCTTGTAGACTTTGATTTCTTTGCCAGTAACTTTGAATTCAAAATGTTTCCACTGTGCTCTTGGGTAGTATCGTGAAGTGTATTTCAACGGATGGTATTGTGCCATCTTGCGTTTGAGGTATATACTACGTGCGAACATAACTGCTGCTGAGATAGCCAATAATACAGCCCCATATATTAACCAATCGTTATTTGCTTGCATCATCTTTCCTCACTCCCTCGAATAGTATGCTCACATCTGCCACGCAGGTTATTGGTTTTTGCGTTTTGTAGCAGATTCTCAACTTTGCTTTATCCTCTGTGTAAAAATTCTGCCATACCTCAACGGTGTACACTCCCTTGTTCTCTTTTTGGAAGAATGTTAAGTCGCCACCGGTTTCGTCGCATTTTTCAACCATACTGTACTTCGGGTTATCACTGGTGCTATGTCTGTTCTGTATTGCATCGTATACTGCTGTGCCTAACACCGTTAGCAACAACACTCCGACAATGGTTCCAATAATCTTAATCGCTAGTATCATCTTTGCTCCTTTCCAAACATTCATCCGTTTTGCTAAAGTCCACGTATGAGTGGAGTATCTCTGGATGAACAATATTCTTGTTGTTTCTTACGCATTCTTTGTTCTCGCAAGGTTGCGAGCAATAACTATAATCTTCACTAGGCATATTTACTCCTCAACTTTCTTGATTATTGCTAACACGTCATCCTTAGTCCATTCGAATGGTCTCTTAAGGATACATTGTTTTCTCAGTTTACAATTCTGGCATTGAAGAAGTTGTGCATCGTTAGGTTCTACCAGATGTTTCTTACACTCCTTTTGCCAAAGTTCTAATATATCTACTGCACCTTTCATTTGTTGTTCCCTTCTTGCCTTTCCTTTAACTTCTTTTGGTTGGCCAAGTATAATTTTCTTTCAAGTTCGTCAAAGTCATACTCGTGTGACTCGATTCTTTTCTTCTTGGTTCTGTCGTCATACTTACCACTGTTGACCTTGTCAATGTTAGATGGGTTAGTCATCCACTTGATATTAGCCTGGAATGAATTCACTTCACCCCGTAGGAACTTTGACTTGTTTGCTTTCTTGAATGCTTTGACAACATCCTTAGGGTCAACTACTCCATCCTTAATAAATTGTTCAAGGTCCTTAATGCTGTGATAATCTTGGATGGTTAAATTTTCAGCTGACTCTAACCTGGTACAATACTTTTTATAGCTCTCTAAAATCTGTTCATCTGTCATGCTAGTCCCAAGTCCTTTCTCTCTTCCAAAGTCAGAGGACGATTAGGATCATCACGTCGATATTTTTTGTTGTCGATGACGACATATATATTATCTTCTTTATTTCTTATATTCTTATATTCTTTAGTTGTTGTTGTTTGTTTGTTACGATTGGCTGTTTTTGTTTGTTGTTTGTTTGTTGTTTGTTTGTTATGGTCGGCTTTGTCTTTCTCTGTATCATAGTGTTTATCGGTGTTATAGGCTTTTTCTTGTTTGTTGTTTGTTTGTTGTGAATTGCCATTTTTGTTTGTTGTTTGTTTGTTGTTTGTTTGATACCGACCATAATTGTTAATTTTAATTTTTGTATATCGGTTGGTTGATTCCACTTTGATTTCACCTGTGCTTTGCAAATTTTGAAGAGCTCTTCGAACTTGCATTGCGCTCAAGTCTGAACCTTTTTTGAGGTGATCTATTGATGTAATTATTTCACCTTTTTTTATTTTCTGGCCTTGCCAATTTTTATCTTCCCAGTTAACAATTAGCAACAGATGTTGAAATAAAACTCTTGTAGGCAGATCGTGGTACCATTCCCAGTCCAATAAACTTCTGTAATTTTTGACCCAACCTGTTTTCATTTACTAATACCCGCTAACCACTCAAATGCTTGCATTGCCAACCAAAACAAACCGTAACAACTAAAACCTGTCAACACTAAAAGAAATAAAAGAAGTCCTAATCTTCCCAAAAAATCTATAATCTTATCTAACATTTTTCTTACTATACTTGCCCTTTCTAATGTCTTCATAAACTCTGTTGAGTTCATCTTCCCTATCATCAATTACACTGTTCAAGTTATCTATCTTCGTGCCATATTTCATCGAGGTTAGTGTGTTGCCAATAGTAATTCCTATCACAAACCCTACGACGAAAATCGCCACAGATATGACTAAAAATACTATTATGCTCAACTCTCTACCTCCTTAATCACAACTTCGATTCTAGGGCATTTTTTGTCGACCTTAACCCTTTCTCTCACCTCGCCTATATGCTTTTGAGAGTCGTCATCAATGACATTACACGTTACAAGCGCATCCAATATAAATTTAATTGCAAAGAACACATTGTCTGGATCACGTCGCTGTGACATTTCATACCAAGTAATATCTAGGTCTATTTTGCGAAAATGATTTCCACCTAAACACTTCCAGATATACGGTACAATTAAAGCCTCGTTCTTTCGCTTCATCGCTGCGCCGACATGAGGGTTGGTCCTATTAGCCTTTGTATACTCATTTAGGCCATCCAATCTGTGCCATATTGTGAGTTTATGTTCTTTTGTATTATCTGTCTTTTCCATATTTGCTCCTTAGTTTATACTCCTGGAAGTTCCCTAATGTTGTATTTGTTGTTGTTCCAAAGGTTATTAAAATAACTCTTTTGCTATTTTTCATAATTATTAAGGAACCCCCAAGAGATTGTTTGACTTACACTCGTGAAAAACTTTGTAACAGAACATGTAAAATTTGTTCCATCCTTTCTGGAATAAATTTCAATTCCAATGCACGTGTGCTGAGGTTTATTTCTGTGAGTACGGATACTGCTCAACACACAACCTACAGTTCTAGTGCAAGTCTGCAGGTCATGGCAAACCATAGGTACCCTTAGGCTCGCTCGCTGCGGTTTGAGTGGTGTTAAAATAATTCAAGTAAAACTTGTTAAAAAATACCCAATAGTTACCTACACCACTCTGTATGATAAAGTGCCAAAGCACATCATCATCGAAGGTGACACTCGAGAACGTAATATTATTATTCGACTTTTCAATACCAAAGACTTCGTTAAAAATTACTAATACTTGTGAGGAATGAGTGCCACCTATTTGTATAATGAATTGTCATTTAATAGTTAAATGGCAAACCACTATCATCTACATTGTCTGGAATGTTCATAAAACCATCACCATCTGGTTGAGGCTCTGGTTCAGCTTGAGGAACTCCTGCTGCTTGTGAATTCTGATCAGAAGCAGCTTTGCTCTCTGCAAACTCTTGGTTCTCGACGATTACATCAGTTGTGTATACCGTCTGCCCATCTCTGTTTTGATAACTTCCAGTTTGAATACGTCCATCAATGGCAATTTTAATTCCCTTGTGGAAGTACTTTTCAGCGAACTCACCGGCTCTTCCAAATGCTATGCACTTGATAAAGTCAGCTGTGGGTTCACCATCCTTCTTGTATCGTCTATCAACCGCTAGTGTATATCTTGCTATACATAGTTGATTCTCACCGTTGTTCGAATATCTAACATCTGGGTCACCAGTTAAGCGGCCCATCAAAACTACTTTATTCATTGATACCCTCCTCGTATAAATATGTATCTAATCTTACTTTTGCTATTACTTTTTTTAGCGGTAACTTCACACCGTGCATTTGTGTTATGAAGTTATAATCTTCTTGACTATTCGAAGTTTCACAAATACTTCTAACAGCAACTACTGTGGCAAATTTAGTACCACCTTCCACATCTACCAAATCACCTTTTTTCAAACGCGAAATATAAGGTGCTTGGAACAGATAGTTGATACCTTTTTCTTCATACTTAGCTAAAACTAAATCGCATTTCATTGTTCTTTTCCTCCTTCTAGTTGTAAGCGCTAAAGTCTACACTGTAGCCTAGTTTGGCTCTCACAACTTCTCTTATATAGTTTTCGTCAACATCCATTGTTGGTCTTTGTTGTAGCTTGTTGTATATGTACCAGTAAGCACTATTTCTGATGTTCGGCTCATTAGTATACTTGCATATTATTTCGTATACGTAGTCAAGCATCTTGTTTCCTACTGGAATCATTGTTTCATCTGCATACATAGTTCCACCTTTCCCTAAATGTAATTCTTTCCAAATATCTGCATGAATTCTTCGTGGGAGTATATCTTTTCAAATGCTCTTTGACATACTTCCTTAACGTGTAGGTCCATTTCACGATTACGATGTACTGACTTCTTGGATGTGGTGTGGTGCTTGTGACATAACCAACACCAACAACCGTACTTCTCGCTATGTTTTCTATTCGGTCCACCGAATATATGGTGCTTATGTAAACCTACCGTTGTGTTACAAAACACACATTGTTTTTCGTTTGAAATAATTGACTTAGACATTTAGTTGTTGCTGACCCTCAATACTTTTAATAAATACTTTTGTTCCTTTTAGTCTCTTAAGAATTGACTTTGCTCTAGCCTCTTCTTGCTTCTGATACCTGATAGCCTCTTCTTTATTTTTGGCTATGTAGTAACCTCTACCGTCTTGGTTGTTGATTATGCAATGATCAAGTCTCGCCACTTCGATGACTAATCTTAATCTTCTGTCCGACATATTCGTCTTATTCATCAAAGCATCGTGCTTAATTGCATTTTCTCTTCCCTTTGGTATGTGGTTCAGTACTATTGCCAAATCTGTTTGGCTAACATTCTTTTTGTTATGTTTTCCCATTTGATATTCCTTCCCAAAGACTGACAAGCCTATCTATCTCTTCTGGGGGTTCTGTCTCAATGCCCAACCCTTTAGCTTCAAGTACTACACCATCTAAGAATGTCTGCATTTCCTCTTTGTCAAATGTAGAACTACCGTAGTAGCATTGAAGCTGCAAGGTGTCTTGATCACCCATAAGCTGTTCTGCCAAAACTTCCACAACCCTAAAGGTTCTTTCTATTCCTGGTAAAGCTTCTTTCTTGATGACCATGTACACGAAAGAGTTGGAGTACTTAACCAAACAATTCTTGTAGACTTCCCACTTGTCGATGTAATCATCCTTCGACATTTCCTCTGCCATTCTTGTTAGTAGTTGCCAACAATAAGCATTAGCATTGAGACTTCTTTTTTGTATGTACTTTGTCACTTTGATATTTAAGTCCTTGTCTGATAACTTACTAAGGCTTTCTACATACCCTCTTGGTATTTCGGCTGTGAAAAGATAATTACCTTTGAGGTCTACTGTGATATTGTTTAACTTGCTCTTGAATTCCATTCGATTTTCCTTTATAATTCAAAGTGAAAATGTTTTCGTGTACAGACATTTTCGTTTCGTTTGGAAGATGGCTTGTCCATCTTCTTTTTTTTATTCGTTAGCATAGGCTCCTTGAATTTCAGTAGAAGCCTGATCTAATTCCATTTGTTTCTTTTCAGCTGCTGCTGATTTCTTAATTGATGCAATCTGCATATCCAACTTCTTCTCTAAGTCAATTTTTTGTTCACCAGTTAAGTCTTTTAGATCATCAGCCTTGTATAAGTCTTTCAGCATTTTCTCTGAGTCTTTAATCTGGGCTGTTTTGAACTTTGCAACTAGCACACTATCTGATGGAACTTTCTTATTCATAGTTGCTTTTGGTGTTTTAGTCTCTGCTTCATCACCAGTAGCAACCATAAACGTGTTAGCCAAATAATATTTAAGCGCTCCGGTGTATGCCTGGTATCCGGCTTTGTCGCCAGAATCCATACTCTCACCGGTGATGATAGTGTCTTCACCATATCCAGTTTCAACGTCAAACAAAGTAAATCTCAACTTTGCTAATCTTCCATTGGTTGTCTTGCCAGAGCCAGTAAACATTTCGTAACTTTCCTCACTGAACTTAAGCTCTAGTCCGCACTCTGCGAACAACTCAGTGAATAATAACTTGTACTGTGACTCTGAAAAATAAGTGTAGTTGCTATAGTTGTTCTTTCCCTCTTTGTTCAAGACACCTTTTTCAGCCAACTTTTTTCTAAGCGTATTTTTCTTCTTCTGTAATTTCGATACGTATTCTAAAATTTTTACATCTTCCATTGCCATTCCCTCCTATTTGATTTGAATGTTTTGTTTCTCAACTAACTGTGCACCCTTAACCTCTTCGCCAGACTGAATAATCTTCTTAATCTCTGTCTTGTTGTACTTAACATCGTACGTAGTAAATCTTTCATCATCCGACTTGAAGTCTTCTGCAAGGTCCACACTTGTTGACTTGCGATAGCTAATAACCAACTGTTCGTCTTTGTAGGTCTCACCTTGTAGGCAATTCTGCAAGTAACGTTTGAGTGAATCGGCTTTGTTCTGAGTTGACTTGATGCGGTCTTCAAATGTTTTCTTTTCTTTTTTGAGCGCGTCTACTTCTGCCAACAAGTCTTTTATCCATAGACCGATGTTCTTAACCTTGATGCCTTTTTCAATTTGTAGTTTTTCTAATCTTTCAATGTCGATTTCGCCTGTCTCAATATCGACACAGTCTTCAATCTCATCAATGATTTCGTATAACTTTTTCATTTGTTTCATTCTCCCTTAATCAATACTTTTGTTTCTTCCTCTGTGAAGTGTAATTCTTTGTCTATTCTTCCTATCTCGCCAAGTGTGAATAGGTTTGGTCTGTGTAGTTTCTTGCATAGGGTTGGTCTTGATATATTAGTTCTCTCACTTAATCGAGTGAGGTTTATCTTTGCCCTTCCCATTGCTTGACTAATTGCTGTTTGCTTGTCCATTACTTATCACCTCGATACTTCTTGTAAATTGAGTAGCCGATGATCAGCGCGAACTCGATTACAAGTGTTGTGATGATACCCAAGACAAATTGTGGTACGTACATAACTATTCCCCCTTTCCTTCAAGTGCTTGCTCCATTAGTTTTTGATTATTGCGCTTTCTGTTTTCGCCTCTGTTCTTGTTTCGTTCTTGGTCCATTGTCGATACGTGTTCCATTAGTAAATAGAATGTCATCGTTAGAAAACTTCCAACCATCATGTAACAAGCCAAAAACTTTTCGTAGTCAGTGGGGAATCGCCACTGTGAGAAGTCAAGTGCGATTGCAAATGCAAGCCCAAATGATATGATTGCGTGTACAAATTTTCTCATTTTCGTTTCCTCCTATTTTTCGTTTCGTTTTTGCGAGTTTACAAATCGTGTACTTACTGGGCATAAAAAATGTCGGCTACCGGCTTATTATAATAATTGGCAAGAGTAACCTTGATTTCATCTCTAGGTATTCTTTCCCCTCGCTCATACATAGCTAATGCTGACTTGCTGATACCGACATCGCTCGCTACTTTTTCAATTGTATTGTCGCCTCGTAATTCTCTCAAGGTCTTTCCAATTTTGATTGCGTCCATTCTTACCTCCTTTCGTAACTCACAGTTTATATTATACACGAATCGTGTACCTTGTCAAGCACTTTTCGTGTTCTTTTTTATTGCAATTTTCCACGAAGTGTGCAATACTTTTTATATAGTTTTTATGGAGGTTGCCATGAACGGTTTTGCAGAAATATTCAAATATTTAAGATTGCGAGAAGGCTTAACTCAAAAAGAAATGGCTGACAGACTTGGCATAGCCAAGAGTACCGTCAGTATGTATGAGAATGGCAACAGAGAGCCAGACTTTGAGTTATTGGAACAAATCGCCGACTACTTCAACGTAGATATGAATTTCCTTCTAGGCAAGGACAAAGACGAAAGATACTTCTTGGACGAGAAGACTACTCAGATTGCTCAAGAGATTTTCGAAAACAAAGAACTAAAACTTCTCTTCGACTCAGCCATTGACTCAAGTCCAGAAGACTTGAAGGCTGTTCACGACATGTTATTAGCTCTTAAAAGAAAAGAGAACCACGAAGATGATTGACAGAATAGATTATCAGGTTCACTTCATAAAACTGGGTAACAATGTAAAAGAGGCTGTCACTAGAAACGAAGATGATAGCTACACGATTTTTATAGACAGCAGATTGTGCAAGGAAGAACAAAACAATGCTTTCTTACACGCAATCAAACATATACTTCAAAATGATTTTGACAAGACGGATGTAAACTTAATCGAGCTTGAGGCTCATACTTAAAGAAGGAGGACGAAACTATGGCAATGATTAAATGTAGAGAATGTGGAAGCGAATATTCTGATCAAGCAGCAGCTTGCCCTAAGTGTGGTTGTCCTACAACACCACCACAACAACAGACCCCACCAGTAAATAATACTGGCGCAACTTGTCCTAAGTGTGGTTCACATAATGTTAGTATCACAATGACACAGACAAACGCAAAGACACACACAAAAGGTAATGGATGTTTGTGGGGTATTGGTAGAGCACTACTTATATTCTGTACGTGTGGACTATGGCTATTAGTTGGTAAGCACGGAGCAACATCAAAGACAAGTTTTTCAAACGTGAAGACAGCTGTGTGTCAGGACTGTGGAAATCACTGGACTGTGAGGTAATGATATGGCATTGATTATTTGCGAAGAATGTGGAAAAGAATACAGTGACAAGGCTGGCGCATGTCCTAACTGCGGATGCCCTACTCCAGTAAAAGTAGACACATCAAAGAATGTTAGATCATTGGATGACTCATTCAAGTGTAATAAGGTAGCAAAGGGCGCAAACATTTTGTCTTACAATGAAATGAAAAAGACATTAGCAGCAGACGAAGATGTGAAGTTCGCTACCATAGTTAGTTCAAACAACAATGAGGGTAAGCGAATAAGTTACGTGTTGGCTATTACCGACAAGAGAGTCTTACTTGTTTCAAATCTTTTGGGCAAGGTAGACATAAGACAGATTCCAAACGAGAATATACAAAGTGTAGACAGTTCCAAATTTATGACAACCAAGATAACTATAAAAGGAATGACAGATACATTCGATATGGGAGTACCATATAAATACTTTACAGAAATAATGAATTGTTTACCGCATTAAAAAAAGAGACCAGTCACAAGACTAGCCCCTTTGAGTGATATAATTACCACCCTTTTCCAAATGTAATTATATCATTCTTTGGGGTACCTAGTCAAACTAACTAGGTGCTTTTTTATTACTCAAAATCGGCAAATTTTCGCCCAAATCGAGACTTTTACTATTAGAAAGGATGATTGCAAATGGCAAAAGCAAAAAGACTACCAAGTGGAAATTATCGCACAAGAGTTTATGTTGAAAAAGGCAAATACAAATCTTTCACCGCCCCAACAAAAAGAGAAAGTGAATACTTGGCGAGCCAATACGCGCTAAACAAAAATAAATACGATGACATAGACGGAGTAACCATATATGACATCGTGTATGATTTTATAGTTACTAGAGAACCTTATATCTCACCGTCTACTACTAGAACATACTATCACTTGATGAAACACTTTAATCAATTCAAAACTTTGAAACTGCGTGATTTTTCGCCGACAAAACACCAGGAATGGATAGACTCGATACACCTTGCGCCCAAAACAATTAAGAATATAAATGGCCTATTGGTTAGTGCACTAAAACATCACGGAATAAATCTTAAGCCGGTCGAATTGCCGAAAAAAGAATACTCTCCTATGCAAATACCGACAACGGATGATATAAGACTTATGGTTAATTATTTCAAAGACAAGGGCGATTCAGATATGGTGATAGCTGTGTATCTTGCAGCCATCGGAACATTAAGAAGGGGCGAGGTATGTGCTCTTCTTCCTGAGGATATAGATCGTAAGAATAATACGGTAAGCATCACCAAAGCGCAAGTGCTAGACAAGAATAGAAAGTTGGTCATAAAACCACCGAAGACTTTTAGTTCGAACAGAGTTGTAGAAATACCATCTGACATTATAAAGTTGATACCAGAAGACAAAGTCACTGATCTAAATATAGAGAGGTTATCAAAGAAATTTAGGCACGCAATGAAGATGCTAGATATGAGTTTTACTTTTCACTCACTCAGACATTATTCAGCTTCAATTATGCACGCACAAAACATCCCTACTCAATATATAATGGAACGTGGTGGTTGGAAAACAGAAAGCACACTGAATAGAATATATAGAAACAGCCTGGACGATTACCGGAAAAAGTTCAACGAGCAGACAAACAATTATTTCAAGGAAAGTCTTATATAGGCTCTTCTTTCACGTTTTATGAGCATATTTTTTGAAATTGTGCACGTTTTATGAGCCAATGTGATGACACGAATGATGACACGAAGTAATTTATTTTCAGTATATATAGGGAGTGTAGGGGCAATACAACTATGTTCGATTCCTACCGCCCCTGTTTTCGCAAATTTATGGCGATGTCCTTTATTTATGGGCATCGCCTTTATTTATGGGAGCTCTAGTTTGTTTTAGAGTTTCCGATATTTTAATAAAATTTCCATTTTTTTACAAAATTTTCTGCTTTTTA